GCACAGGCACAGCAGCCACAGGCGGATACTCAGGAAACCCCCGAGGTGTCCCGCCCGGAGTGGCTGCCGGAGAAGTTCCAGAGTCCCGAGGATCTTGCCAAGGCATACTCGGAACTGGAGAAGAAGATCGGCGGCACCAAGGGTGCGGACTTCTCGGGCCTCGACAAGTACACGCAGGAGTTCAACACGAACGGGGACCTGTCCGACGAGTCCATCAAGGCCATCTCCTCCATGGGCATTCCCGAGAGCATCGTGCGGGCCTATGTGGATGGTCAGAAGGCCGTTCACCAGAGCAACATGAGCCAGATCATGTCGGTGGCCGGGGGGGACGCGCAGTACGAGGCCATGACGGCTTGGGCTGCCGAGAACCTTCCCGAGGGCGAGATCGATGCCTTCAACACCGTGATGGACAGCGGCAACCTGAACACCATCCGTCTGGCCGTGCAGGGCCTCCGGGCTCGTTACGAGCAGTCCAATGGCCGTCAGGGCCAGTTGATTCAGGGGGAGACCTCTGGAACCGGGGGTAGCGCGTTCCGCAGCGTGGCCGAGATCGTCAACGCCATGAAGGATCCCCGGTATGCAAAGGACCCCGCGTACCGCAAGGATGTCGAGCAGCGGGTCGCTCTTTCCAACGCACTCGGAGTCAAGTCTTGAAGAACAACATGAAGACCACCGTTCTCGGCATTGCCACCATCCTGACCGCCATCTCCGCGGCAGCCATTGCCCTGCTTGACGGCGATCCCGCCACCTCCTTCGACATCGGCTCGGTCATCGCTGCCGTCACCGCGGGCATCGGCCTGATCATGGCCAAGGATGCCGAGATCAAGGCGTGATGTGGGGCTGGGTCAGGGAACTGGTTACCGCGATCCTTGAGTTTTGTGAACGCCTCGTATCTAAGGAAACTTATGCAAAGGACGCTGATCCAGATGCTGGGGGCGTTCGCGCTCGTTTCCTGCGCCGGGTGCGGAACCACCGTGCTGATCGTGCAGCCGGGAACCCCGGTTCAACTTGCGGAGCCTGTGAAGGCCCATGTGTTCATCGTCCAGAAGGACGGGACCCGGGTCAAGTCGGCCAATCGGGTTGATATCCCGGCTGGCTGGTGGGCCGCTGATGTGCCCGAAGAGACCACACAGGCTGCGCCGTGAGGCATTGACCCTCACCTGATTCGCGTAGGCCATCGGGACTCCTCAGAGGAATCTGGGGAGTCTCTTTCTTTCTCCGGCTAAAAGATGGGCCGGAGAGATGCTGGAAGCGGAGGCCCCTTGCGAGGGACAACCGAGGCAGAAGGCATTCAACCATCTAACACTCGTAACTTTCATTTAGGAAACAATCACAATGGCTGACTTTGTCAATCCGTCACGCCTTGGTCAGGTGAATCTGGCCGGGGACGCTGACGCACTCTTCCTGAAGGTCTTCAGCGGTGAGATCATCACCACCTTCGAGAAGTACAACACCATGATGCCCCTGCACCGTGTTCGCACGATCCAGAGCGGCAAGTCTGCAACCTTCCCGGTGACGGGCGTGGCCTCGGCCAAGTACCATGTCCCCGGCGAGTCCGTCCTCAGCGAGGCTTCGGGCACCTCCCTGTTTGCTGCTTCGGCTTCCGCCGGATCGCCCACGACCTCCTTCGACTCGGGCAACAGCCCCACCTCGAAGTACCTCAACCGCTTCAAGCACAACGAGAAGGTCATCTTCATCGATGATGTCCTCGTCAGCAGCACCTTCGTGGCCGACATCGATGAGATGAAGAACCACTACGATGTCCGCAGCATCTACAGCACGGAGATCGGTCGGGCTCTGGCCTACACGGCTGACAAGAACCTGATCCGCACCGTGATCGCTGGTGCCCGCAAGACCACGGACCGCTTCGGCGGCACCTCGGCTTCGGACGGCTACCTTGGCGCACAGGTTGGCATCAACTCCACCCCCACGGGTGCGACCATCATCAGCGGCCTGTTCTCGGTCGCCCAGAAGATGGACGAGGCCAATGTCCCGAGCGAGGAGCGGTATTGCCTCCTGCGTCCGGACATGTACTACAAGTTGGTCGCTGACGGCAAGGATGCTCTGGATCGTGACTACGGCAACGAGGGCAACGGCAGCATCGCTGGCGGTGAGGTCCTCTCGGTGGCTGGCATTCGCATTATGAAGACCAACCACCTCCCCTCGGCCAACGAGTCCTCCACGCAGGACGCTCTCCACGGCGCAAGCGGCGTGAAGAACGATGTGAACGGGACTGCCGATGCCGGGTACTCGGGCCTCAACTACTCCACCACCCGTGGCATCGTGTTCCACCGCGAGGCTGTCGGCACGGTGAAGTTGATGGACCTGTCGCTGGAGTCTGAGTACATCATGGAACGCCTTGGTACGCTCATGCTTGCCAAGTACGCCATGGGTCACAATGTCCTCCGCGAGGAGTGCTGCTACGAACTGACTGCCTCGTAATTGAGGTCGGTCACTCCCTGAGTTGAAAGAGGGGGTGGTTCCCTTAGTTGGGTTCCACCCCCTCTTTTCTTTGTCTAGGATCCTAGAATGCCGCTTACCAAGACCACCCTGCTGCAAGCGATCAACACGATGCTGTCTGCCGTGGGAGAACCCCCGGTCAACGCCTTGACCACGCAGCGGGCCGATTCCCTGATCGCACAGACGATCATCGAGGAGGTCTGCCGGGAGGTTCTGACCTACGGCTGGCACTTCAACACGGAAGACAATGTCGTTCTTGAGCCCGAGAGCGGAACGAACTACATCTACATCGGGGATTCGGTGACCCGGGTGGACATGGATACCGCCTACCAGACCTATGATGTGGTGATCCGTGGCAATCGCCTGTTCAACCGCAAGACCAACTCCTACGAGTTCTACGAGCAGATCAAGGTCAGCCGCGTCATCCTGATGGACTTCGATGACATGCCGGAGACCGCCAAGCGGTATGTCACGGTGCGGGCTGCCCGGATCTTCCAAGACCGCATGGTCGGCGCCCAGACCCTACATGCTTTCACGGCACAGGACGAAATCTCGGCGTTGGCCCGGTTGACGGAGTACGAGTCGGACATCGGTGACTACACCATCTTCGACAGCCCGGATGTCTGGCGTACCTTCCTCCGCAAGGGTTCCTACCGAGTCTAATCGATGCCCCTGATCACCTCCGCAATCCCAAACCTGATCGGCGGCGTAAGCCAGCAGCCCGCGGTTGTCCGCAGTTCCACCGAGGCCGAGGCAATCGTCAACGCCGTCCCCAGCCCGGTAGAGGGCCTGATGAAGCGGCCCCCGACCGAGCATCTGGCCTACCTGACGGGCGACCTTGTGGAGGGGCTCTGGGAGCCAGATGTTGCCGCCACGGTCTCCCGATCTCAACCTCCTTTCGTACACCTGATCGAGCGTGACGAGGCCGAGAAGTACATCATGCTGATCCGTTATGACGGAACAGTCGATGTGTACGACTTGGCGGGGGTGAAGAAGACGGTCTATGTGGATCCTGCTGCTGGTGCGGCCTTGGCTGCGGCTACGGCTGACGGACGCAAGGCCCTGACCATCGGGGATGTCACCTTCATCGCCACCACGGGCACCACGGTCGCGGCCTCGAATACCCTGAGTACCTCCACGCCGTCGAACTACAACCGGACTTGCCTTGTCTGGATCCGTCAGGCCAACTACAACCGATCCCATACGGTCAAGTTGACCAGCGGCGGCACGACCCGGACATTCATCCACAACACTTGGGATGTGAAGATCAAGGCTTCTGGCTCCGGCGGGACCAACGGAACTTACACGGATGTCCAGTTGACTGCCACGGCTGGATCCATTTCACAGGCCACGACCTATCCCACGGCTCGTATCGTGGTCTCGGCAAACAAGGTCACTCAGGTAAACCTGTTGACCCCGGGAACGGGATGGGACGGCTCCATCGACGCTACCCTCACGGCCACGGGAAATGCCAACATCCCCAGCAACTTCGAGTTGACCATCAAGTCCGCTACGAGCGGCGACATCGGTACGACCCATGTTGCCGAAGCCTTGTTCAATGGATTGGCCAGCGGTTATATCGGCCCGTATGGGGG